AACCTCACCTGTTGTATCATCAATCGTAGTAGTTGCAGGAACAATACCTTCTGATTTGATAGTTGCGAAAGTGTAAAGTTCCATGCCTGTATTGACAACTTTTTTTGAAACTGGTATCATAAAACCACCTTAAAAATCAAATTCTATTCTTGTATTGCAAATATCTACGCTCTCGTTGTTTTTAGTGTTTGGAAGTTTAGACGCTTCAATGCTTCCTTTACTACTTTCCATTTTTTTGATTAGAGTTTTTACCGATGCGGCTAAATCATTTACTCTATCAGTAAGCACATCTAACTTATCAGTGTTTGAAGCTTCAATGCCTGTATTTTCATTCGACTTTTCGGTTTTAATGTTGGATATTGCCTGAGACACTTTCTCAGTAATCAGCCTGTCCAATTCTTCTTTTGTAAGTGTGACTGTTTCGGGCTTGGTTTCTTTATCTTGTGTTTGAGTTTGGCTTGTCTCATTTGTTTCGGTCATGTTTTCACCTTCTTCATATCTTGAAGCAACTATATGCCCCAATATTGCTGCACTTTTAACCTTTGCATTGCTGTATAGTGTAAGTGCCAGACCTTTGAATATTGATTCTTTATTTGTTGGAGAGGGGTTCCATTCAAAGGAGCATGATGTAATTTTATCCTTTATTTCATCATATACATCATCGAAGATTTGAACAATCGCAAATATCTCCCCGTTCTCATTAACAAATACCTTTTCTACTTCCCCTATAACATCTGGAAAAGGCAATTTTATTTTATTGTGGTCAATATTCACGGGCTTTCCTTCCAGCGTTGGAGCTAAGTTTATTAATTCTTCCTTAGTGAATTCTTTCCAATCTACCTTTGTAGGCTCCAACACTTTTAGAAGTAATTCTTGCATAATTCCACCAAAAAAATAAAAAAACTAAAGTTTATTGAATATAATCTTCTCTAACACTTCAACTTTGCCTTGCAGATGCGCCACCGCCGATTCCAACGCCCCCAGTTTTCCCTCTCATCGCCCTAATTTCCTCTTTTAATTCCTCAATCTCTTTGTCTTTTTTAGCAAGTTCTGCCTTTAATTCTGCAATATTCTCATTCTGAGTCTGTTCATGGAAGAACTTTCTCATTTTGGTTTCCGCAACGACATCGTCGTATTCTTTTTCTTTGATTTTCCTTTCCGCTATCTTTTCAACATAGTCAGATTTTTTTGGAACAAGGTCATCTGCGGCATCAGTCTTTTTGTCGAATAGTCCCATGCTTTCACCTAAAATAGTTGATGCGGGATTTCTCCCTGTATATTTTTTTATTTGTTCATATATTTATATATTGTTTTATTTATGTAAAACAAAGTATAAATATAATGAGTTATAAAGTAAAACATAGTGATACTATGGCTATTGGCACAAAACAAGGTATATTTTTAATCGGAATGCAAGGCAGAGTCATTACTGACACAGACCAGTTGAAAAAAGAACTGTGTGATGTTATTAACGAAGGCACTATTTACCAATATGCAAAGGCAGGGCTTAACAAAAATACACTACATAAACTTAAAAACCAAGAAATAGCTGACCCAAGGTTCTCAACAGTGTTAAAGTTGTTGAAAGCTGCGGGTAAAAAAATAGTAATCGTAGATGAGGGCATTAGGTGATTTTATGAATCAATCTATAATTTTTTTAGTATTCGTTGCTGTTGCTGAGCTCGTATTCATAATACAGCATAATTACCAAGCATCAATTACATTGTTGATACTTGCAATATTATTCAGTGGTTTATTTTTTCTATCGCAGTATAGAAAGGGCATTAAGTCTTTTATTACATCTTTTGCTGAAAGGTGGAAACCTCCTCACCAAAGAGTGCAAAAGATTGTGGTGGGCAGTTCAAAAGCTCCAAACATCCAACTCGTTGGAATTAAAGAGCAAGATAAAAAAGTATCTAATAATGAGGGCATTGGAAACAATGGTGGGACTATTGATAGCACACAAGATTCTACCTCCTGCGTTATCCCAATTCCTAATGCTCGTAATTGAAATTATCAAAGTTATAGGTGGTTAAAATGGCATTATGGGATAAGATTAAAAAAAAGGAAGAGAATAATCCAAATCTCTTAAAAAAAGAAGTGTTGAATGACAAACCCGAAGAAAATAAAATAGACTATGAAAAAATAGGAAAGGAAATAATCTACACAATCAATACTGCCTTTGGAGTGCCTAAGGAAGTAATAGAAGATGTTGTAAAAGATATTGATTTGGCAATATCCGAAAACATTGGAGAGAGGGGGCTGGATTATGAGAAACTCATAGAAATGGTATGTCATGGATGTGATGATAAACAAGCTGAGAAATACTATGGACACCAATTATTGGGGGCTTATGTGGCATATACTCTAATGACTGGAAAACCTCTTAAATTGAAGTGAAAGTATGAGGTATGAACAGTGGGCAAGGGAGTTTAAAAAACAGCTGGCTCATGAGGTTGAAAAGGAGCTCACGGCGGAAGTGGATGACAACATAAGAAATGGTTTCAAAAAGAAAGAATTAAAATGGCAACCATTAAATAAAGATTACAGGCACTACAAAGAAAAAGAAGGCAGAAACACAAAAGGGCTCATCTATCATGGGGCATTACTAAAAGCAACAGATAGCAGGGTAAAAGTGGATTCTAAAAAGATACAAGTCAAAGTATTCAATAACATGAAATATGCCGCCGTGCATGAGTTTGGAAGTAAGAAAAAGAACATTCCAGCAAGACCATTTATAAAACCAGCATTGGAAAAAACACAAAAGAATCTCCCTAAAATCATGGAAAGAGTTATTAAAAAAATGTGATTGCCATGTATCTCAAAGAATTATTTAAAAAAAGCATTGCGAATAAAACATTGGATAAGAAGGCTTTCATCAAAATGTGCAATAACTTAGACATTCCCATCAACAAAAAACAAAAAGGATGGTTTAAAAGGGCATTTTATGAATTAGTTGAAGTTTTAAAAGAAATCGACATTATCACATTTATAGAAAAAGTAGTATGCATTAACACACTAGGGGATAAACAAAAGGAAATACTCAAAGGCATGGCAACCAGTCCATTTTCAATTATTTTAGCAGGTAAAGGTTCAGGTAAAGATTTCATGGTTTCACTTCTTTTTAATTACATGATTATGAAGGTCACTTTGGATGACCTCCCATATCCACGAGTTAATTTTGTGAATATTGCACCAAATCAAGATACTGCAAATAAAGTTTTTTTCAAAGAATTTAAACACTGGTTTAAGCAGTGCCTTTTATGGAAAGCTATTGGATATGATGACGAAGGGGAACGAGTCCCAAAAGCACCAATCAAAATTACAAAAACAACAGTAAGTGTTGGAGAAAGTATTGAGCTAATAAGCGGGCACTCTCATTCTACAGCATTTGAAGGAGGGAACATATACTGTGCGGTAATTGATGAAGCATCTGATGAGAACTTCTACAATGCTGAGAGGCTAACTTACCAAATTAAATCATCAATGAAAACAAGATTTGGAAACAGTGGAAAAGTTGTTGTAATCACATGGACGAGGTTTCCAACACCTAATGCACTTGATGATGTAGGCTTTAAATTATATTCCGAAAATCAAGGCATTACAGGAGTATTCACATTTAAAGGCAAAACATGGGAAATCAACCCACTTAGGACACCTGATGACTTTGCAGACGACTATGAAAGAAACCCTGTTTTAGCTCGGAAAATGTATGAATGTGAGCCACCAGAAATGGATGCCTACTTCATAGATAAAAATAAATTGGATAGTTGCTTCGGAGCTCCGAAACCATTATTTAAACTATCCCCCCACTATGGCAATGGAAAGGTATCTTTGCAATTTTATCCTCTTCATCAAAAATTTACAAAGGAAGTATATTGTCATATTGATTTATCCATAAAACACGACTCCACAGGAATTGCATTGGGTTATTGTGATGATAAAATTATAGTGTCCGACATAATCGAACTACAACCAACAAGGGGGCATATTGTTGATTATCATTCAATTGAAAAATTTGTCAAGTTTCTTAAAGATAATTATGATGCTCACATATCATTCGACCCTTACAACTCGGAACTGCTGGCTCAAAAATACGGCTGTGAAGTCATATCCTTTGCAATGTCTAATCAGGTTAAAATGTGGAAAGAATTCCAAAAATGTATTGAAAACGAGGAAGTCATCATCAAAGAAAATGATAAATTGAAACTCCAAATCCTACAGCA